AATCCCGCGCCTACAGACATTACAGATACTATTACAGATAACACCTTGGACAAGCACTCGATTTCATACCCCAAATACAAAACCATAATAATCGAATATCTGAACAAGGCAGTGGAAAAGAACTTCCCGATAGTCAGTAAGGTCACAGATAAATTCCTTAAAACAAGGTACAGCGAAGGACGCACAGTAGAGGAATGTAAGCTCGTGGTAGACAATAGAGTTAAGAGGTGGCTCAAGGATCCAGAGAGGTATCAATACCTGCGCCCATCAACGCTGTTCAGGCCCACAAACTTTGAGAATTGGATCACGGAGGCCCGGGCCGAACAGGCAAAAGAAATGGCTGGCAGGAAACGCAAAGAAGAATATGCCAAGGAGACAAAAGAGGGCGCAGAGAAAGCACAGCGCGAGCTGGCAGAGAAGGCCGGAAAAGGAGGCAAAGAATGAGGTTTGAAATTCAAGGCCTAAATAAACGGGAAAAGAGGATTATCAAAATCGTAGCAGTTTGGACAGTTGCCATTATCCTGATCCAGATTGGGATTCTGCATGGCCGGAAGGTTGAGCGGGCAGAGTGGCAGGGGCGCCAGCAGATCGAGGCCGATATCTTATTTGTAAGGTTCCTGGGAGAAATCATCCAGAGGGAGAGTTCCGGGAAGCATGATGGAATCTGGGGAGATGAGGGGAAAAGTTATGGGATCGCGCAGTTTCAGGAAAGGACATTTTACTGGTTAGCCGAAAAAGCGAGTTTGCAAGACCCAGACTGGAAGGACGAATCGCAACAGATAACTTTGCTTGCCTGGGCTGTGAAAAACGGGTATGGCGGATTGTGGACATCGGTTCTGCAGATTGAGAAAGAAGTAGAGGATTTTTTGGAGGAGGCACAATAGAGAATGGAAAGAGAATGTGGCCACAAGCATGAGCAATCGAACCCGGGCATTTGCCCTTGGTGCCGGATAGACAGCCTGGAGAAGGAGATAGTTAAGATACGGGGCCCGAATACAAAGGAATATAAGGGGATAAAGGTTTTCGAGGGCTACATGGCCCGGTTGTTCATTGAGGCGGTAAAGCGGACACGCACGCAGACCGTGACCTGGAGGACCGAGAGGGGCACTAAAGACAGCGCGTTCAAGACCGAGACCCTGGATGATGTTGTGCTCTCATCGGACATCGCCAAGGAGCTCTCGGCTCCGCAATATACCAGGTTCGGAGACCTTAAGCACTGGGGCCTGTTATACCAGAGGCCGGAATGGTGGCACCAGGGGATCTATGTCTTGACCGGGACGGCAAAGAGGTTTCTCTCCGAAAACGTAACGGTGAGCCGGGAAGTGACCATCGAGAAGGGGCAGGTGATCCACAATTCGGATGAGCAGATCTCTCTCCGGCAGGCCCTGGGCAAGGATTGGAACGAGATTGCCGACTGGATTGCTGACTGGCGCAGTGGGCATCCGGAGGCTGGGCCGGTAGGGGTACAGATGGGATTGAAGCTTGGAATATAAATAAAGGGCTGTCGTGGCGTGCTGGCGCCAGGTAAGTATTGGGTGCTTAAGCGATCCAAACTCGTGTCTGTCCAGATATGATATCTATGCCGAGAGGCACAGACTAAAGCAGAGAAGCAAAGCCCAGATTGTAATATTGTGGAGCAGTGGTGGGGAATCCTGCCGACAGCCCTGAAAGGATATCAATGAAAAAATTCTACTGCACAAGGACAGGTTGCAGGTTCAATAAAAAAGGCTACTGTGGACATCCAAATCCAGACAGGGAGACAACAAAGGATGGGTTCGCCTGTTTTAGCTTTGAGCCGGATAATAATGAGAGGAGAGGAAATGAAAAAAGAATTTGAAGATTTACTTGGAAAGACTTTATCGAAGATTGAAAATCTCGATAATGAAGAATTGATTTTTACATTGGCTAATGGAGAAAAGTATAAACTTTATCACGAATCAGATTGCTGTGAATCAGTAACTATTGAAGAAATTATTGGTGATTTGAATGATTTAATAGGGTCTCCAATTATTCAAGCAGAGGAAGTAATACACGAACAAGATTTTAACCCAAAAGGGATAAAGATTCCAGAATATCAAGATAGTTTTACTTGGACTTTTTACAAACTTGCTACGGCTAAAGGATTTGTAACAATTAGGTGGTATGGCGAGTCTAATGGTTATTATTCGGAAACAGTTGATTTTGCAAAGATTTAAGGAGACCTAAATGACCCATCTTAAATTTGAAGTGATAAAGGAAAAGCCAAAGACAAAAGTTTATGGAGTTTTGTCTGTGCATATCCTTGCCGACAATTCTCAAGCATACGACAAATCAATACTGGGAAAGATTTACTGGTATGGTAAATGGAGACAATATGTCTTTGAGCCTGCCCCGGATACTATTTGGAGTCAGAGTTGTCTGGAAGAAGTATACGAATTCCTTTTGTCCTTAAAAAATTGATTTGGAGGAGAAATGAGTGATGAATTGAGGAAGATAGTTAGAAACAAATTAAGCGAATACCCATTGACTCACCCAGAAATAGATGAATTAGTTGATAATGTCCTTTCTTGGCACAAATCCGAGAGGAAGAAGTGGGCGATAAGCAGGAAGCCGAAGAAGAAAGAATATATCTCTTTGGAAAATATGGAAGGCAGACATAATATAGATGGTTACAATGAAGGTGTTGCCGACTATATTAAGAGTATTGAGGAGGGATAATGGAAAAAGAAGACGGAGTTTGTAGTCGGGAATTAGCCCAAAGACTTAAAAAATCAGGAGAGAAGCAGAAATGTTTATGGTATTGGCAATATAATGGGAAAGACTCTTGTCTTAAAGAATATACTTTGGAATGCGGGAGGGGTTATGGAATAAGTAAAAAAGATTGCTATGCCCCTACCGTTACTGAACTAGGAGAGAGATTGCCAGCCCGGATAATAGATAACGAAGGAAGTGAATGGTTTTTGGAAATATGGAAAGTTAATCCAGGTAAATGGGAAGTTAAATACAGAAATGGTGAGTGTGATTTTATTATTGAATATGCCGATAATCTCGCAAACGCAATGACAGAGATGCTGATATATCTACGGAAGAATAAGTGGATAGAGGAGGGATGAGATGAATAAGATAACTATTAAAACCCCTGATGGTAAAGTTAAGAGGTGGGTCGCAAAAGGGAAGTATCTTAGTTCCAAACAATGGAAAGAAATTACTGATGAAATCCTTAAATTGTTGAGAGAGTCAGATGTATATATCAAGGAGGGATGAGATGGAAATTATTGAGATACCGACTGGTGAATTATTGAAAGACAAGCAGGAAAGTCTTTTGGACATAACAAATTGCAAGATGGCATTACGATTAGGAATTACCAAGTATAGCGGTGGCTCTGTTCAGGAACGGTTAGAGATAAACCAGAAGATTGTAGAAAAAATAGATATAGAATTAAATAGGAGGATAAAGTGATGCCAAGATGGATAGAAGTTATAGAATGGATTAGCAGGGCAGTGTTGGGAGTTGTAGTTATCCTTATACTTATTTATTTCAATGGGATATTTTGGAACTGGTTATGGAGAAAATTAAGAGGAAAGGAGGGGAAGAAATGATACTAACAGAAGAAAAAATCAAAGTTTATGAGGATTACTTTATCCAGTTTCTTTTTTGTAGAAATAGGGAGTTGTTGAGAAAAGAGAACAGGGAACTTTATGACGCATTATTTAATCGTTATTTAATGGAATGGCAGGCTGTTCCTGATAGTATGGACGATGCACTAAAGATAGTAAATGAGAACTTTGTTGAGGATTTATTTGGTAAAGAGGCAAAGAAATGATTGAGAGAATCTCTTTGAATGGTAAGAGATATGTGATTAGTAGAAGTTATAAGGAGATAAGCCAATTTTGTCGTGCCAATAAAATCTCCATAAGTTGGATTAGGCGATGGATTCGGTCAAGTGCGAGATTCCATCTCTATTACTATTTAAGATTATGGGGAAGTTACAAATCAAGGGGGAAGAAGTGAATAGGACAAAGGAGGAATAGATGCCATTAAAAATATCTCACGGTAATATGTACGACTGGATAACCCACATGCACAGTCATCTGGGTGGAGAATGTCCGCATCGATGTTATTATTGCTATGTCCAAAGAAATCCCCGGGGAGTTAGCGGAAGGTATCAGGGCGAAGTAAGGCTTATTAGAGAGGAGTTAGGGGTTAATTATGGAGCAGGAAGAATTATTTTTATTGAGCATATGAACGATATGTTTGCTGAAGGTGTTAAGGAAGAATGGATAAGAGATATTTTTGCTCATTGTAACCAGTATAAAGAGAACACTTATATTTTTCAGACTAAGAACCCTGGAAGGGCGCATCAGTTCAGAGATTACTTCCCTAAGAAATTCCTGATAGGCACTACAATAGAAACCAACAGGGATGTAAAAGAGAGCAAAGCGCCATGCCCAGAAGAAAGATTTCTGGGTATTAGAAAGTTCTTAGAGTTTGATTCTTATAGAGACAACACTGAAATTTTTATCACCATTGAGCCTATAATGGATTTTGATGTTGATGTTTTGTTTGACTGGATAACAAAAGTATATCCCTCATTTGTGAATATCGGAGCTGACTCTAAGAATACTGGCTTAGCTGAGCCATCGCCTGATAAGGTAAGAAACCTGATTAGCTTATTGAACAGTAGGGGCATAGCAATCAGGAAAAAGATGAATTTACATCGGTTATGGCGGGAGTTCCCGGAATGAGAAGAAAAACTTTGGACAACATAACGAAGTGGGGATTTTTGCAGGATATTTTTGGCTATTGTTTTCTCCGGCGTTCTATACAGGGGCAGACCGCTATATTAGTTTATAACTGTCCACTTTGTGGGAAGGAATTCCTTGATGTTGATAATCCGACATTTTATGAATTTGAAAAGAAATGCCTTAAACATTTGGATAAGTGCTACTGGCATAGTAAAAAACCTGTAACAATGAACTATATTTTCACCAAGATGAAAATAGCAAAAATGAAAATTAGTTACAACGACTAAGGAGGTGAGGTAAGATGATGGAGTTTTTGGAATTTTGCTGGACGAATGCCTGGAGGGTAGTTATCTTGCTGTATATCGGGGCGAGCATCGGCGGAGCTCTGTGTTATGTTATTGCAAGCATGGATGCTGATGGCAGGATGGCGGACATGTTCGCGGACCTGGACAACCCGGCGAATGTGAGCAAGAGGATAGGAAAGAAAGCCAGGAAAAAAGAATGGATTGATCCTGAGGTTGATCCTGATTTGATAAACTATGTTGAGAAAGGAGCAGCGAAGGAATGATAATTTTAGGCATAGATCCCGGGCCCGAAAAGAGTTGGTGGGTAACATGGAGCACAGGACTTCAAAAGATTATTGAAAAGGGAATATTCCCTAATACAGACTTCCCTCCAACGCTTATGGTAGACATAATAGTAATAGAGAATGTTCAGTGCTTTGGAATGCCTGTTGGTGAAAGCGTTTTTGAAACTGCTAAAGCTATTGGCAGGTTTTTGGAGAGGGCAGATAACAGACCCATCCCAGCGATTCAGGTTGGTCGCCGGGAAATTAAACTCCATTTTTGCAATTCGACAAAAGCCAAAGACAGCAATATAAGACAGGTGATACTGGACCGGTTCGGCGGGAAAGAAAAAGCAATCGGGAATAAGAAAAATCCGGGCGTATTGTATGGGGTGAAAGCTGACCTTTGGTCATGTCTTGCGCTGGTTATTTATTATTATGAAACAAATAAGAAAGGTAAGAAAGGGAGGTGATCAGGTAAGGAAAAATTGAAGGGGTAACCGGGGGGCAGTTTTGGAGAGAAGCTGTCCCCCTAATAAAACAGGGTGGCGACCCCAAACAAATTTACTAATTCAAAAAGAATTTGTCAAGGAGATTTATGGGGAAGCCTGACGGCGACTGGGAAAAAGAACTGGTTGAAAGAGCGCGCGAGATAAAACGGAAGAAAAGCGGGGTCTTAACTTTTGAAGTGAAATTAGTCGGGGAATGTGTAAAGGTAACAATTTCTGGCGGGCCGACATCCTGGTATGAAGAATATGAGAAAAAAGAAAAATCTTGACAAAAGCAAAAGCGTGAAGTAAACTATTATTGACAATAGAATATTGCAGCCCTGACAGATAAATCACGGGGGCTATTGCCTTGATTCAGCAAAAACTGAATCGGGGCGGTAGCCCCTTTTTTTTATGCCACAAATAGGAGGAGATTATTGTCCATCGATGACAAAGTGATCGAATCCCTATCGAAGAAGTTGAACCTGCCGAAGGAAACCCTGCGCAAACTTTTCGACTATTTCGAGAAGAATAAGCTCCTATGGGCCAGCCTCAATGAGCCCTGGCGATATCCTGCCATGGGTGATGACCAAAAATCCTGCCCGATGCTCGATGCAATGTTTCACATAGAACACAATAAGGGCATAATTATATTTATCCCATACCACAAGGAGGAAATACGAGAATGAGAAAAATCTTATTTGTGGCCATATTGATTGGGCTGCTTTGTCTGGCTGGCGATAACGCCAGAGCGGACGGGACAGGAGCATCCGGTAATGAGGTTGGTTGGCAGGTGATCACAACCACGGGGATCACCGTAATTGAGTTTGACAGGATCACCAATGAGATTTACACAGTGAACTATACCACGCAGCCTGCTTATGTGAATTGGGTATCTACCACGCCGGTTAGTACGAACTTCCTGCTTACGGGATATATGGAAGACTTCAACCAGGGCACAGTAGTCAGGGGTGCATCAAGGACTGAAGAAATCCAGTCAAGCAACATGTCCATCGATGCGGGAGCAACCCCACCGGTCCACATCCGGCTGCACTGGAAATACTGGAGGCAGTAGAAGGAGATTTATGCAGGTAAAAGAAGTCCCGATTAGCAAGTTAAGATTCTCGGAATACAACCCGAGACAGGCCAACGAGAAGGAATGTAACGACCTCAAGGCCAGCATTACGGAGTTCGGGATAGTGGATCCGATGATGTGCCTGAAGTTAGGAAAAAGGTAGGCATTAAGTCAGGGGATTTATTCAGATTAGGCAATCATAGGTTGCTATGTGGGGATGCGACAAAGAGGGAACATGTTGAGAAGTTAATGAATGGCAGAAAGGCGGATATGGTGTTTACTGACCCGCCGTACTTAGGAATTACTGGTTTTGGTAGATTACAAAATGGGGAATATAAGATTAAAGGTGTCGAGTATGAAAAGTGGTTCTCGCTTATTAAGGAAATTCAAAAGCCAGATTTTAATATTTTGATTTTTGAGTTTTGGCGAAACATTATTCCTTTATGGCAAGCAATGGAGAGATATTGGAAAATTCATAATGTTATTATTTGGGTAACAAGAGGGAGGATGCATGGGCATACAGGGAAAAATTTTTATACCAATTATGATATCTGTATTTATGGTGCATCAGGGAAATATAAATTTAACGAGAAAATTGCAAAGATGAATTTCTTGGGCGGGAAATCAATCGGAGATGTGATAGAAAGTAAAACCGCTAACTATAAAGAAACTGGTCAAGATATTGTAAAAGGTTGTAAGCCTAGGGAGATTTTAATCCCATATATTCAGGTATTAAGCGATAGGGATGATATTGTGGTGGATCTATTTGGTGGTAGTGGAAGCACTTTAATCGCCTGTGAACAACTAAACCGCATCTGCTATATGATGGAAATAGACACTATCTATTGTGATGTGATAATTCGCAGGTGGCAAGAATTTACAGGCAAGAAAGCGGTGAGGTTGAATGGCAAAGCGAGGCATTAAGAAAAAGAAAAAGAGGGCAGGGAGGAAACTTTTTGATGGCAAAAACGCAGAAGTTGTTCTCCAGAAATTGGAGCAAGTTTTCGGCATCGATGGGACAGATGAGGAAGCCTGCTTTTTCGCCGACATCAGCCCTTCAGCATTATATGAATATCAGAAAAGACACCCTAAATTTCTGGAGCGAAAACAGGCACTCAAGCACGGACCTGTTTTGAAAGCAAGGAAAGCAGTTATAGATGGGCTTACAGGCGATGCTGAATTCTCCTTAAAATATCTTGAACGGAAATTGCCTGACGAATTTGGAATCAGACAGAAGATAGAACATAAAGGAGCGGGAATTACCCTGACGACATTGGTGAATATAGTCAATGGAAACAATAACGATAAAAAGGAAGGAACTAAAACAGGCGAAAGAATTAGTAAGAAAATGTTCTGATCCTGTTTTTTATTCAAATCGGGTCTTAGGATCATCGCTTTGGAAAAAGCAGCAAGAGATCCTGATGTCGACTCAGAGGAATAAATATACGGCAGTAAGAAGCTGCTATGGTGGCGGGAAAAGCCGATCCGCCGCCGAAGTGGGCTTATGGTTCCTGACTACGCATCAACCCAGTAAAGTAATAACCCTGGCCCCGACGTGGACACAGGTCGAGAAAATTCTCTGGGCTGAAATAGCAAAATGCTACCACAATTCGAGAGTGCCCTTGGGTGGAAGGCTATTGACAACTGAGCTGAAAGTCGACGATGACTGGTTCGCCATGGGATTATCTCCCCGGATAGATGTGGCCAGTGAAGCCGAGAGGTTCCAGGGATTCCATGCGCCTTATGTTCTGGTGGTTATAGATGAGGCTGCAGGGGTCAATAAGAAGCTCTGGCAGGCCGCAAAGGGATTGATCCTGAATGATAACTGCCGGCTCTTGGCTATTGGAAACCCAGGTAGCCCAGTAGGAGACTTTTTCGATTGCTTCAAGAGTCCACTATGGAATCCAATACATATTCCCGCAAGCATCACTCCAAATGTTGTGGCCGGCAAAGAAGTGATCCCCGGGCTGGTGACCAGGGGATGGATTGAGGACCGGAAGAGGGACTGGGGAGAGAGCAATCCGCTTTATATCAGCAAGGTCTTGGCAGAGTTCCCAGAGGAGGCGGAAAACATCCTAATCCTGCTCTCTTGGGTAGATGCAGCCAAGAATGCCAATTTGGAAGCAACCGGAGCCAAAGGCCTCGGCGTAGATGTGGCCAGGTTCGGGACCGCCTGGACAGTACTCACAGCGATCCATGGGCCGAAGGTAAAGGAGATCATAGCATTCCAGGGCAAGGACACAATGAAGACAGCAGGGTGGACAGTAAAGATGATGCAGAGACATGACATCCCAGCATATAGCACTTGCGTCGACGATGTTGGAGTAGGCGGCGGAGTTACAGACAGGTTGCATGAGGAAGGGCATAAGATCCAGCCGGTGAATGCTGGAGCAAAAGCGGAGGACCCAGGGCAGTTTTTCAACCTCTCGGCGGAGATGCATTGGGCGATGCGTAAATTGTTTGAGACAGACAATATCGATATCCCAGATAATGAGCAGTTACTCTCCCAGCTACCGGCCAGGAAATATGACATGACAAGTAAAGGACAAATAAAAATAGAGACTAAAGATGAGATGAAAAAGCGGGGCCTTCTAAGCCCCGACTTTGCAGATAGCCTGGTGCTGGCGATCCATGGCCAGAAATTCCACGCCGCAGGTGAAGGCGGACCAAGGGTGACGGTAATCACATGCGAACAATAGACAGGGTAATGGAGGTCTTCGGTTATCAGAAGGCCGCAGGCAGAGTGTTCAGGCCGGATATGACCGGGGGATCCTTCGGATTTATGGGTAAGCCCACTCCTCAGAATTATCAGAAGTATCTGCAGCAATATGCGGATGCGGGATGGGTCTACAGCTGCGTCTACCGGATAGCGACTAAGGGAGCAGGTGTTCCCCTGAAGCTTTATCGCAAGCGGAAAGATAAGGGCCAGGTGGTAATGGATGAGGTGACCGAGCATCCACTTCTTCATCTGCTCGAGACAGTCAATCCCTTCATGAGTGGTTATGACCTCAAGGAAGCTACCCTCACATACGAGGAGCTTGCCGGCAATGCTTACTGGCTCCTGGATATGTTCGTAGGTGACAAACCTACCGAGATCTATCCCCTCAATCCACATAGAGTCAAGATCATTCCCAGTAAAGAGGAGCTCGTCGCTGAATACAAATATCATATAGGCGGTGGCCAATGGCTGAGCCTCGAGAAGTCGACTGTTCTTCATTTCAAATACTTCAATCCTACAAATGACTATTATGGGCTTTCACCTTTATCGGCGGCGCGGATATCTGTCGACACGCAAACATACGCAGATACTTATAACCGCAATTTCTTTATCAACAGCGCAGAACCCCGGGGAGCCTTGATAAGCGAACAGGAATTGGGTGAGACACAAAGGAACAGGATCATTGCCGGATGGCAAGCAATGCACAGAGGAGTAGCCAATGCTCATAAGACAGCACTTTTTGAAGGCAAAGTAAAATGGGAAGCTATTGGCATCAGCCAGAAGGATATGCAGTTCATCAAAAGCAAGAAGATGACCAGGGAGGATATCCTCGGGGCTTTCGGTGTACCGCCGGCTCTTGTAGGGATATTCGAATACGCAAACTATGCTAACAGCAAAGAGCAGAGGCAAATCTTTTGGAAAGACACAATGATCCCGAAGCTCCTCAAGATGGCGAATGTGATAAACTCCTTCTTGGTCCAGCCATACGATCCAGACCTGATATGCGCCTTTGACCTTACGGGCATCGAGGCCTTGCAAGCTGACGAAAAAGCAAGAGCAGATGCGGATGCGATATTGATCAAGAATGGTATCAAAACAATCAATCAGGCCAGGGAAGATAGGAAGTGGCCGCCAGTGCCTTGGGGAAATACTTGGAATGCGCCGATGAACCTCATGCCGATATTAAGCCCCAGCAAACCTCCTCCTGAGCCCGAGGAAGGAAAAGCAATTCCAACAGGATCAGAATTGGAAGCAATAGCCCAACATGTGGCAAAAAAGGGCGAATCCGAGGAGATTTCCGAGGAGGACAGGGCCAAGGCCATCCGGGACAAAATATGGGCTTATTTCAAGCGTTCTACGGAATCCTGGGAGCGGAAGTTCAAACCGATCCTGCGGAGGATCTTCACTGACCAGGAGAAGGAGGTCATCAGGAATCTCAGAGACAGTGGCTGGAAGGCCAATCCGATGGCCAGGACCCTCCCGGAATTTGACTATACAGGCAAGGACAGGGTAAGCGTACTGCTGTTCTCCCTCAAGGAAGCAAACAGAATCATGAGGAATGGAGGGACGCCCATAATCAGCGGAGCCCTGGAGGACCACGCAAAATTTGAGGTAGACCGGCTTGGGCTGGGAATAGAGTTTGATGTGAGCAACCCGGCTGTCCAGGCATGGATTGATAAGAAAACATTCAAGTTCGCTAATGAGGTAAATAAGGAGACCCTGGCAGAGTTGCGCGGAGAGCTTAGGGCAGCGATGTCCACAGGCGAGGGAATCAAAGAGGCAGAGAAGCGCATCGAGAGGGTTTTCGGTATGGCCAGGGGTCACAGGACCGAGCGCATAGCCAGGACTGAAATAATCTCGGCCCACAACAATGGAGCCATGCAGGCATATAAGCAGTCGGAAGTAGTTGAGGAGAAGGAATGGATCAGCTCCCGGGATGGGGATGTGCGGGATAGCCACCAAATCGATGGCGAGAAAGTCCCGATTGATGAGCCATTCTCGAATGGGCTGATGTACCCAGGGGACCCGGCGGGAGCGGCAGGGGATGTGATAAACTGCCGGTGCACATTCTCCGGGGTAATCAAAAGAGAATAAAAGAGGAGGGCGGTATGAAAATGATAAAGAAATTTGTCGATTTCGAAATTAAGGACGTGAACGAGGAGGAACGGACTTTCTGGGCGGTGGCATCCACTGGCATTAAGGACAGGGATGGAGACATCATAGAGCCTGCTGGGTGGAAACTGAAAAATTTTAAGAAAAATCCCGTAATCCTCTGGGCTCATGACTATAGAAGCCTGCCAATCGCAAACGCAGTCGAGATAAAAACAGAAAATGACAGGTTGATGTTCAAGCCCAAATTCATTGCCGGAGAAATTTATCCATTTGCAGAAACTCTCTGGCAGATGTATAAGAACAAGCATCTTCGGACTTTCTCTGTCGGGTTTATGCCTCTCAAGTTTGAGGACCTCGAAGATGATGAAGGAAAAGATGGAGGGGAAAAAGGTATGTTCAGAGGGACAAGGTATACATCGCAGGAGCTCCTGGAAATATCTGGATGCCCTGTGCCATCGAATGTTGATGCTATGGCACAGAGAGCTTTCGGTCATGTGATTGCCAAAAGTTTTGGGCTTATCGAGCCGGATCAGGATCCAGGGCCTTACAAAGGAGCCATCCCATTCAAGACAGCAGGCAAGGACCCGGATGATGCAGCCTGGGATGCCGGCAAGGAAGTGAAAGAAGCGGAAGTTGCGGACCTCAAGATTATGTGTACCTGGGTAAACAGCGAGGAGCCAGACCTCAAGACTTCCTATAAGCTCCCACATCAAAGGGCGAATGGACACAATGTAGTTTGGCGGGCAGTGGCAGCAGCTATGGGAGCTCTACTCGGGGCCCGGGGCGGAGTAAGGATCCCAGCAGAGGATAGGCAAGGGGTTTATAATCACCTGGCCAAACACTATAAGCAATTCGACAAGGAGCCTCCGGAGTTTAAGGAATACGATGAGCCAGAGCTGCGCGAGATGTTCGAGGATGTTTGGTTCGAGGAGCTGGGCGACATAATTACCCTGGAAATGGAGCGCGGCGAAATAGATGAGAAATCGGGCAGGGTGCTCTCGGAGAAGAATCGAAGCATCGTCAAAAAGTGCATTGACGCCCTGACTGAAGTATACAACGCTTCCGAGCCAGCAGAAGAAGGAGATAAGGAATTATCAAAGGAAGAAGCAGAAAAAATAACCGGGGAATTGAAAATCCTCGGGGAAAAGATAAAAGGAGGGAAAGATCATGACTGAGTATGAGAAATTACAAAAGGAAATCGCTGCTCTGCGTGAGATTCTCGAGATGAGATTCTCGCCAGAAAAGCAAGCGGAGGAAAAGAAGAAGCTCTTTGATGAGGTAATGGAGAAAGTCCATCCTCCAAAGAGAACGATGCGCTTTGGGCCTTCGAAAGAAAGCTCAGAGGGCAAGTCTATTGATAAGTTGATCTTGGACGGGAAGATGCCGGAGAATGGTGTCTATCTCGGCCAGATTCTCAAGGCGGTGGCCTTAGGAGACCACCAATTCCTTGCAGAATCAGGAATCGGAATCCAAAAGACGATCATGAGTGAAGCGGATATGGCCCAGGGCGGATACACTGTGCCCGTTGAGTATGGCAATGAGATAATCAAGCTGGAGCGGGCCGGTTCGATACTGCGCCAGTTAGCCAGAAACTTCCCGATGGCCACACTCACCCGACTTCTTCCGAGACAGCTAACTAATGTGGTAGTCACATGGACCACTGAGGGAGCAGTCAAGACCGAGACCAAGCCAACCTTTGGCCAGCTTACCCAGACAGCAAAGAAGCTGGCGGCAATCGTCAAGATGACCGACGAATTGCTGGAAGACAACAGCGTGGACCTGGATCAATTTATAATGGAGCTAATCGCTGAAGCGATGGGTCTTGAGGAGGACCGAGTTGGATTTGCTGGGAACACTGGAGCAGGTGATCCATTCATGGGAGTGCTTTATGCAGCTGGAGTCAATATAGCGACGATGGCCGGAGCCACCGCTACATTCGACGACCTGGTGGACTTGATAATGTCTCTTAACGCAAAGTATCGCGAGGGAGCAACATTGGTCACATCCACAACCGGACTGCAAGTCCTCATGAAGATTAAGGATGCCCAGGGTAGGTATATCTGGCAAGTGCCCGGACTGGGACAGGTTCCGCTGATTTGGACATATCCTTACAAAATAAGCGATCAGTTGCCTGTCAACCTCGGAGTGGGACTGAACGAGACACCAATCCTATTCGGAAACTGGAAGAAGCATTTCTTCGTCTCCGATAGGGGCGGCTATGAGGTCTTTTCTTCAAAGAGCGCATCTGATTGGGTTGCTGCAGCATTGACAAGCGCCTTTACGCAGGATGAGACCTGGAGCCGGTTCAAAAAGAGAATGTCGCTGGATGTCGCACTGGCGCCAGCATTCTCCAGGCTGACAATAAGATAGTTTTGGTTCAGGGGCCCCAGCGATACCCATTCGCACGTGGGATGGGGCCCCTCCCCAGACAGGAGGAGAATATGGAGGTTAGGGTAAAATCGCCCTTCGTTATGGGAGGGCATAGATATGTAGAGGGCGACAAAATCAACATAGATCCCGAGAAGGCTAAGAGCCTTGCCTATTCAGGGCTCGTGGCGGGGACTACTGTCCAGGAGGCAAAAGTTATGGATAGGCCAACAAAGGACAAGATGGTCAAGTCGCCTGTGAAGAAAAAATCAAAGAGGAGGAAACGATGAAGAAGTTTCTAATTGGAATTGTAATAGCAGTAGCCATGCTTCTGGTCTTGATGCCAGGGCAGGCAAAGGCTGACGATTTTGATATTGCATTAACGACCAATGTACCGACAGCGTCGGCAGATAATGCTACCGCCGACATTACGGGCAACATCAAAATTGACGAGATCACCCTCAGCAATGCGGGGACTACTGTCCAGGTAGTTACCATTTATGAGTTAGCTACCAGTTCTACCACAGCGAGTTCGAGGCTAGTAATTGATGTCCCTTCAAACGCGGTGGACGGACCGATAATCATTCCCTGGCCCTTCCACAATCCGATGGTGATTCATGACCTGGCCATCAGGAAATCAGCTACTGGTTCAGTTGTAAACGCCTATATCCTTTATAGGTAACTCTCGACGGACTACATAGCAATCATAGGGGGATCCGAGGGGATCACCTCCTTTCGGGTCCTCCGTTACAGGGGGAATTATGTCACTGCATGCTTATGCCCTTACGACACTCGCGTCGGTGAAGCGGTTCATGCGCAAGCAGGATGAGGACCTGCTCGTGCCGGTACTCGTTCTCTATAATGGGTCGGCGGACGCTACGGCCGCAACCTATCAGGTCACGGCAACCACCTTGCGGCTGATTGTGGTTGGTGGAGCCAATGTGCATGATACGTCCCTGACCTTCGCTGATGTGGACAAGGACACTCTCACGGAACTGGTAGCTTATATCAACATCACTCTCGGCAAGGGATGGGTAGCCAAGGTAATCGCCAACGGCTCACAGGCGAGTTCTGAACTGGCCTTGACTGATGCGGTAGCATGCCTGCTGTTTGCTAACAGAAAAGACCTTATGGCCCCGGACAACCTGCTGCTTGAGGACCTGATCAATGCGGCCACGGACTTCATGGAGGACTATTGTAAGCGCCGATTCCTAAAGACTACGTATACCGCCGAACTCTACGACGGCAATGGGACGATGATGCTTTTTCTCAGGAATTTTCCTATCATCACCGTGGCCACTATCTACTGGACATATCCTAATGTAGCCGATGACTTGGTGGACAGTACTTATTATAAGATCTACCACGCAGGCGGCTACATTTACCGTACAGGCAAATGGATCAAGGGCTACCAGAACATCAAGGTGACTTATGATGCCGGCTATGATTTTGCTGTAGCAATTCCATCAGAGCTCCAATCTATTTGTAACGCCCTGGTCAACCTCGGGTATAATCAGCCGGACAGGTTCGGTGTGAAATCGGAAAAGATGGGTGGCTATGCTGTGAGTTATTCGGAGGATGCTTTGCCCCCGGACCTGAAATTACGCTTGAAGTTATGGAGGAAGGTGGATGTCGTTTGACAGCCTTCTCAATCAGCGATGTGATATAGAGGAGAACACGCCCACCAATGATGCTGCCGGTGAGCAAGTCGATAGCTGGGGCGTCGTGGCATCAGCAGTCAAGTGCAGGTTCGAGCCGAAGGGTGGTGGACGAACTGTAGGCGCCCAATCGATATATGAGAAGGCGAGCCATGTTCTGTTTATGCGGGCCAGAAATGGACTGCGGATTACTACCAAGGATCACAGGATAGATGTTGAAGGGGAAAAATACATAATCCTGCTGGTATCGATGATCCCGGGAAAATCCTACAATAGCCACCTGGAAATATTACTGGAGAAAGTAGAATGAGCCTCGAAATGAAAGCCATAGTCGTCGGTGATAAGGAGATAATTGCCAAGCTCAAAGACAAAGATAGAGAAATAACCCGGGAAATAGAAAAGGCTTTGAAAAGAAGCGCCATCCTCGTCGAGGGTGATACCAAGAAATCAATGCGAGGCACAGGGAAACCTCATACTCCTTCAGGCCCCGGACAGCCACCGGCGCGTGAATTTGGCAAGCTCGCTGCAAGCATCACGTTTGAGGTTAAAAAAGGGATTGGAGGGGATATGGAAGCCCTGGTAGGTGTAGAAGGAGGCACAGAGCCTGATACTAAGAATTATGGCCTATTCCTCGAATTCGGGACGAGCAAAATGGAAAAGAGACCATTTCTCAGACCAGCCCTGGCCAAAAATCTCAAGACCATCGCCAATCTTATTGAACGGGCAGTCAAAGGAGTGACAAGATGAAAGTTTGGATAGTCGGGAAAATTAACCCAGAAAATAATCTTGAGTGGGAATTCAATGGCGTTTTTGATTCAGAAGAAAAAGCAGTCAGCGCTTGTAAAGATAAGCGATATTTCGTCGGGCCAGCGACAATGAATATTGATATAGATGATATTGTTCCAGGCGACAAGAGCATTGATTGGCCCAATTCTTATTATCCAAAGGAAAAAAATTGATAGAGCAAGATGTGATTGACCATCTCAAGGGTGATGCGGCCCTGGATACTTTGCTTCTGGCCACAACATCGGATGACAAGATGTATCCGATCAGGGCAACCCAGAAGCAGCAGGAGAATGTTCCCTACATAGTTTATTCCGTTAGCCCGGTGATGACGATGTTCTCGGACCTGTTGGACAGGGATAGCATCGAGATCCAAGTTATCGACGACAGCTATTCGCATGCAGGCCAGGTCCTCGACAGGATCAAGACCCTGCTGGAAATCAATGACGAATTGAGAATAGGCGGCGTGCCGACATCGATATCTTCAACCAGTTTTTTTATTTACTCGGGAAAAAGGTCAGGCGGCTCGGAATTCCAGGACCCGGACACATTGCAGTGGGTCCGGATCGTGATTTACGAGTTCGCATATAAGAAGAAAATTGCATAAAGGAGGGAAGCAATATGGCAGATGTAAACAATTTGATTGCGAAGAACGCAACACTGAAAGTTGGGACGTATGGACAGGCAGAGGGGGCTGCCCTGGACATCGGCGCCCTGGAAGGCGGAGTATCCTTTGAAATTACAAGGGAATATTATGATGTTACGGCTGATCCGTACTTGGGTGTCGTCGACAAAAAGAAAATCAGAGAAATGATGGTTGTTAAATGTGCGATGGCCGAGATTGCCCTGGCAAACTTGGCAGTAGCATTTGACTATCCCGCATCGGCAGTAACGGGAACTACCCTATTCAAGTTCGGAGGGGATGATACCGTTACAAAGCGGACACTTTACATCAATGGGGATGGCCCAGGTGGAGGAACGCGAAAGATAACCCTTCACAGCTGCGTTTCAGTAGGGGCAGCAGCCCATTCCTATAAGAAGGATGACAAGACTGTCGTCGAGGTAGAATTCCATGTACTTGAAGACACTACTAAGGCTGCCAATGAACGCTATGGCCAGATTGAGGACACTCCCGTCGATACGACTCCACCGACCATCGCAATGGCCGCACCTGGCCCACTTGATAACGGAACAGTGGGAGTAGGTACCAGCGATATTATAGTATGGGCGATCACGGAAGCCAATGAGATGGACGAGAGTTCAATCGTCTACGGCGATGAAGACAATGCAACCATTATGATTATCAATACGAAAGACCCAGCGCTTGCGGTACTTGTAGAAGGCACAATAGTCTATAATTCAACGCTGAAGACGGTAACTTTTACGCCGGCAGTAGTTTGGGTTGCAGCCGACATATTCCAGGTTATCGTTACTACCGGATTGAAAGATGCGGCTGGAAACCACATGGCAGCAATGAAGATAGAAAACTTCAGTGTGGCGTAAAATTCAAGGAGGGTTTATGGCCAAGAAGGAAATCCTCGACAACCTGGTACCTGAACACATCAAGGTTGTCGTAGGGGAAAAGAGCTACAGTATAGGTGGGCTCTCGATAAGGCAGACAATTCAGCTGATCAAGGAGGTCGTGAGGGTAATAGTGCGACTTGGAGATGCGGATTTGACGAAGCTCCAATCAGGTGAAACCAACATGGAGGATCTTCTTATTTTTTTTGATTTTCTCAATGAGGATGAGGTCGCAAAGATCATCGGCATAATGCTGGATGAGGAGGATGGTCTATTCCTGAAGAAGAACCTTATCCTCGAGACAATAACAGAGATCCTGGCGGCTGTCTGCGAGAAGAACGATATCGAGAAGATCCTAAAAAACGTGCAGAGGATGGTGAAGGCAGTACAACAGCAGAGGAAGACCTCCTCACCATCCTTACCAGGATAAGTTCTGCCTTGCCTTACAAAATCGAGGAGCTGCTGGACCACACGGCTAAGTGGATCAGGATGGTCTATGAGAAAGTCGAGAGGCACAGGATAGAGGACTTGCGGATGCATCTCGCCATGCGGGGAATCGATCCGGACAAGGTCCTCGGGATTATGGACGAAGCTGAAGACGAGAGCAAAAAGAGGATAATAGTGGCCGAGAAAACCCTCTCAGCAATAGGCATGGGCAGAACCATAATAAAACCAAAGGGGAAATAGATGGCAGAGGTAGGATCCTTATTCGTCAGGATAGCATCAACATTCGATGCTAAGGGCATAAATGCCGCAGTGAGCCGGCTTGATGAAGTCAAGAGGCGAACCGAGAACATCTCAAGAGGCTTCAAAATCGCCGGCGCTGCTATCACAGGATTTGCCATAGCGGGCGGGGCTTCTATCCTCAAACTTACAGCAAGAGCCTCGAAATTGGAAGAAACCACAGCCAAGTTCGGGACCGTATTTCAGGGGCAACAGAAATTAGCAGAGGAATGGGCTCAGACTCTTGTGCAAAGTTATGGAGTATCGACTGAAGAAGCAAGGCGTTTTCTCGGTTCGATACAGGATCTCCTCGTACCTATGGGAATGCAGAAAGAAGCAGCAGGCAAATTATCAAATGAGATAGTAAAATTATCTGTTGACTTAGGTTCATTCAATAATATGCCCACCGAGAAAGTCATGCTTGACATACAATCGGCCCTTGTCGGAAATTTCGAGACCATGAAAAAGTACGGCGTGGTATTAAACGCAACCCGAGTAGAGCAAGAAGTGATGAATCAGGGATGGGCTGAATCCAAAGACGAGATAACGACATCGATGAAAGCCCAGGCTGCCTATAATCTTATAGTTATGGGTAGCGAAGCCGCACTTGGTGACTTCAATCGAACCTCAACCGGTTACGCAAACCAGGTCAAAATAATGACTGCAAGAATAAGTGACCTACAGGCTAATTTGGGCGACAAACTTATTCCAACGATGAAAAAAATAGTTGGATTGGTAAATTCTTTCACGGCGCGATTGCAGAAACTAAAACCAGAAACGGTGGGCCTTATCGCAAAAGCATTATTGATATCTGTTGCCGTCGCTGGAATTTTGGGGCCTATTGCATTGCTCATTGGATTTCTGCCACAACTGGCCATAGGATTTGCAGTTGTCAAAGGAGCAATGTTGGCCTTTAGCGCAGCGATGGGGCCAGTCGGGTGGATCATCATGGGCATAGGAGCAGCTTTAGGAGTTTTGGCGATCGCTTGGTCAAAAGATTGGGGTGGAATTCAAATATGGACCAAAAAGGCAGTCTTTGCGATTAGTGAATACATCAAGGCATTGTGGGAAACGGTAAAGGAATACTTTGCCCTTATTGGGGATACTTTCGGTTTACTGGCCAAAATTATCAGGAATCCTTTTAAGGCGAAGGAATATCTTACTGAATGGGTGGACAGGGCAAAAGGAGCTGCTAATACTGTTAAAGATGCGTTTGTGGAGGCAGCCGGAGCCATTAAGGCAAAATCCTGGGAAACTAAAGAACAGCAAATTGCCGATGTTCAAGAAGTGGCTGACAAGACTATAGAAACTCAACAGCTAACTAATATGCAGCTCGAAGCAATGCAGCTCGAGAAGGCCGAAAAGGATATCGAACAGATTTTCAGCATGACTAATTTGACCCTGAGCCAACAGCAGATACGACTCGAGGCAGCTCAGACGGGATATGCGAAAGATACCAAAGCCTACAAAGCCTATGCCAAGGCAATACTTAAGATAGAAGGCGACAAGCTGACAAAGATGTTGGAAGGGTCCGAAAAATGGACGGATGCAGTAATGTCGGGCATCCAGAAAGTTGCTGATATTGAGAAGCTAACATGGAAGTCGGGAGTAATAGCATTCAAAGAGGCACTCAAGGAACGATTAAAGCAATTTGTCCTTGAAAAAATCCAAGAACTTATAGCCGCAAAGATTGCGGCCCTTGCTAAGGCAATATTCAACGCAACCATCACGTTCGGGATGGCAGCCGGGCAAATAGGGATTGTTCTTGGAGCGGCGGCAGCCGGGATTGCAGGATTAAAAGCTATCTCATCCTTCGACATGCCTGGCATAGTTCCGGGACCCATTGGGAAGCCCGTCCTGGTCCAGGCCCTTGGTGGAGAGAGGTTCGGCGGCCGGGAGAGCATAGGGGCGGGACCGACCATAAGCGTCCTTGTGACCGGTAATACCATACTTGACGATATGCAGGCCGACCACTTGGCCGATGTGATAAGCAAGAAAATATACGACAAAGTAAAAACCCAGAGGAGCATCTGATGGCCACATACTATTATACTGTGGTAATCCAAGAAGCAGAGCCAGAAAGTCCCGGACCCGGTTGGATCTGGATTAAGGAATCAATCAATCAGGCTTTTATTTATCTACTTGGGACTTGGGTACCTTTCGCGGGAGGATGATGTGCCAAGATTATTCGACTTCTCAATAAGCAAACCTGTCGACAACGACACAGGCAAGGGATGGATAAATCCCCAGAACGGTCAGGTTTACATCCGACTTGGCGACAACTGGATTCCTTTTGCAGGTGGTGACCCGGCAACCTTCAAAAAGATTACCATCTTCATTAAAGGAATTGATAAGACGGCAATAGTAAGAGCCAAGTCGCTAAGCATAACTGATGCGATAACTTCGCAAGTCGACACTTGCTCATTCATTCTTGATGATTTGGATGGCACGAATAGACCACACGAAGGGGATGAGGTCATCATCTATTATGGTGACCCACCGGTAAAGATATTCGCGGGTGAAATTCAGAGCGCCCCGCAGTCGCAGATTTGCCCCGGCACTTACAAATATTCGGTCAGCTGTGCCGATTATTCCCGGATGCTTGACAAAAAGAGGGTGGTCGAGACTTATAGCGACAAAAGTTGCAAGTACATAATTGAGGACATTATTGCCAGTTATGCCCCTGAATTTACGACTTTCAATGTTCAGGATGGACCGACGATATACTATATCGCTTTCAATTACAAAACCCCAATGGATTGCCTGCGAGAATTGGCCAGGCTTTCCGGGTTCGACTGGTATGTGGACTATGATATGGACATCCACTTTTTCGCCAGTGAGACAAATTCGGCCCCTTACGAACTGAATGAAACTGCCTCAAGCGGCAGGTTCAAAAATCTTCAGATAAGGATTGACAAATCGCAGCTCAGGAACCGGATATATGTCCGGGGCGGGTATTATCTTTCGAGTTTATTTGAACAGGAAATAGTGGCCGACGGCGAACAGCTGGAATTTCCTCTTGCCTATGAGCCTCATGCTCCCCTAAGCGTCTATGTAGACACTGTGGAGAAGTCCCTTGGGATTGACAATATTGATACTGCCGGCAAGGATTTTGTCTATAATGCCACGGAAAAAACAATTAAGAATTTGGACCTTGCCGGACTTACGGATGGACAAGTTCTCAAAGTCAAGTATAGATATAAGATACCCATAATCGTAATTGAGGATGACGAGGATAGCCAGGCCGCCTTAAAAGCAATGGAAGGTGGGGATGGAATATACGAGTATCTCATAGTCGACGAGAGTCTCGGAACACTGGAAGCAGCCAGGGACAGGGTGCAAGCCGAACTCAGGCAGTATGCCAATGCCCTGATTGAGGGAAGCTTCATAACCGACCAGGACGGATACCGGTCGGGCCAACTGCTGCCAGTCAACATCCCGACCAGGGGCATAGAATCGCAGTACCTTATCCAGACAGTTACCAAGAAATCAATCGGCGGAGGCTATCTGGAATACAGCGTAAAATTTGCCACATTATTGACAGGGCTGACGGATTTCCTGATTTCACTCTGGCAGGCAAGCCAGAAGATTTATAGTCGGGATGACGAAGTGCAGGATACGACACTCGATGAAATCCTGCAAAAGACCGATGCCTTAGCATTAACCCACGCAGTTCCGGCATTTGCGGAGTTCACTCCCCCGTTCCAGTACGGTCCAGGGGGATCACCACAGGGGATATGGAATGAAAGTCAATGGGGATGATAGGTTCATAATTTCGGGCAGAGTACGCCTGATTTTCAGGGATGTAAGGACAGGCAAAACCGAAATAAGCAGGTGGTATAAGAACCTGATGCCTACTGCAGGCAGGCAAGCAGTCGGACGCAGACTCGGAAATATCGGATTGAAGGCTAATGAGGGGATGGTAACTTACGGAGCAGTAGGGACTGGCGTGACCGCGCCCAATGCAGCCGATACCAAACTTGAGACTGAAATCTGCCGCAAACTCATAGCCTCCGCAGATTACTCGGCTAATGTCGTGACTATCAGGACATTTTTCGCCACATCGGAAGCAGTAGGCGACCTCAAGGAGTTCGGATTGGTCGGAGAGGAAGCATCGGCAGTTATTGACACTGGAACGCTATTTCAGCATGTAGCAATAGACAGGACGAAGACAAATACAAAGACCCTCACGATAGAAAGTGAGATTACGATTTCGCAGGGATAGGAGGAATAGTGGCAAAAATAAGACTAAACTACAGCAGGCAAGCGGAACTACTGATCGCGGGGGCAGGTGTAGATAAGGCAGATTTCGAGAAGTGGTTCAGGAAGAACATCCCTATCGGTTCGGGGAACGTCCTCGAGTATATCTTAGAGAAAGAGCAAGAAAAGGAGAAAAAGCAAAGTGGCAAACAGCGCTGATGTAAATGCTGGCGATGATGTTCTCGCTTCGCAGTATAATAACCTCAGGAAGGATGTGCTTGACCTGGCTACGGGACACGACCATGATGGCGTAGGGAGCAGGACAGTAAATGCAGTAGATAGTGACACAGTTGACAGTAAACATGCGGCTGATTTGAAACACGGCATATCTGCCGATGACCAAACTGCCATTAAGGTTAAAATTGGGTTTTTTTCTTGTCCGGGTCCTCTCGGTTATTGTGCGGTTTCAACCATTGGGTTCAAACCAAGATATGTAGAATTTAAGGCTGTCCGGTCAATAGTTGGTGCCGCACAAACAGGTTTTGGTTGGATGGACTATAATGGAAATCAAGGCGCCGGGGCTTCTACTGTTGTGCATCCAGACCAGGCAACTTATTTTAGGACTGATCATTGTTTGATAGCGATAGACCAATATCAGAATTGGGAAATTGGCGCAATTTTTGTAAGCATGAATAGCAATGGATTTACAATTAGCTTTGCATATACTAATACAGCATTTTATATATTATACAAAGCAGTAAGATAGAAAGGGGTAAGCAATGAAAAAGATAATTTTAATATTTTCAATATTATTGATTTCAGCCACTTGTTTTGCCGATTGGCAGCAGGTCTATAAGGTCATCCCGGATACGACCACGTGGCAGTATGAGTGGCGATACCGGGGCCAGATCGGGGTCGGGAATGATACGACTACTGTCAATGCTTTTATGCGATGGGATGGGCTGATCCAGGGGACGACGATATATGCTACTGACTATTTCAAATGCCCTGACGGAACGGTCTTCACTTCGACCTCGGCATTTGGCGGTGGTGGCGGAAGCTCAACCTTTTTGGGCCTTACCGATACTCCGGCGGCCTTTGACAGTGGTAAATACTTCAAATCCTGGACATCTTCAGGGACATGGGAAACTCCGGCAGGTGCTGGGGATATGGAGAAGGCGGACTATGATGTGGATGCGAACGATATCGTTGATAATGCGGAAGAAGTCGGCTCGCTTACTACGGCGGGAATTGTCCTCAGGACGGGGACTACAACATACACTACGATTACCGATAACAGTTCCGATTGGGACAGTGCCTACGGTTGGGGCGACCATTCTATTGAGGGATACATAACAGAGACAGATTCAGGAGTGGTAACATTTGAAAATCTTCAAACGAATGATGATGTGGGTTCAGGGAATAGTCAAGTCGCTTATGGCACACATACGCATACGGGAGTCTACGAGCCAGCAGACGCTACGATAATGAAGGAAGCGGAGAATATATCCCTGTTGACAAATGATTCAGGATACAAGGTCTATACGGACAGCATAAGTTACTCTGTTGATTCGGATAAGTTAGATAATCACCATTGGAGTGAGATTTCAAGTGTTATTGTAGATACAGCTACTTATTCTATAACATCATCAACTTCTACTTACGCGGAATCAGTTAATTATAATGTTTTGGTCTCTTCAGCGGATTATGCACCAGGGGATAATCTCGGCAATCATACCGCAACGCAGGACATAGATGCTTCTGGCTATAAGGTCACATCGAGTTCCTTAACGGTAACAAACAATGCGACGGTGGGCAGTCTATCCTCATCTGGACAGGTAACTTCAAATGGCAGGAAAGTTACGGATACGATAGAACTGGATTGTTTTTATATCATTGGGTCTACAGCTACGGCAGGGACAACGCCAGTCAGGATCTCGGCATACAGGGATTATGCGATTACCATTACAACGATGACGGTGAAAGCGTTCGGAGGGACTAACTGCGTCGGGATGATAGAACAGAGGGCAAGGAGCGCGGACGGTTCTGCCGGGACCGACATTTGGTCTGGCGACGCAACTATTTTAACGACAGGGTACATCGGCGGTACGGTGGCCGACTTCACAGTTCCGGCCAATTATGCCCTATGGTTCAAACCGACTTCTTGGACCGGCGCTGTAACTGCCCTGAGTTTTGATGGGGTAGGCACTAAGGACTAATAATGGGACGGTAGCAGGGGTTTACTGACCAGGGATCTTCCTGCTACCGCAGAAAATTATGTACCAGGGAAATGGGATAGAAATAAAATTTGATAGGGATCAAAAAAGGATATGTTGCATCTTCAAATTCTGCGAATTTGCGGAACTCGTAAAGACCAAACTTATATGCAACCACCCAAATCCTGACATAGTCTGCGGTCAAGATTCTTTTCAATGCTTTGGCTTCAAACGCAAACAGCAAGATAAGGATTAACTATGAAAAAGAAAAAACTTTTTTTAATCTGCTTGGCGATATGTGTCGTGCTTTTTCTTTTTATGGTCAAGATTGCCTTCTCGGCAGACATTGATGTTGGAACGGATGCAAGCGATAGGGGTAGTTCTTCTGATAGGGCGGGTTATACAACTATTGCCACAGAGAATCCCGCAAACGCAAGTGGAACAATCAACCACATAGAAATATTTATAAATGGAACGCCCTCGGGCGTTATTGATGTAGCCAGTTTTGAACAGGTAAGTACTAATACATTTACATCAAGAGGGTCTTCTGGAGATTTAAGTGTTGTAACAGGTCTTAATATTTTTAATGCTCCCGCCGACTTCACGGCCTTTGATATTAACGCTGGAGATTATATAGGCTTTTTTGCTAATGCGACTGCTATGAGAATAGAAATGGATACCAGCGGAAACGGATATTGGTATAGTTATGCGGATAGAATTCCTTGCACAAATCAACTATTTAGTGTTACAGCAGACCGAACAATATCTTTATATGCCACAGGAAGCACTGGGGAAGCACCGCCAGCGGTAGGAGTTCGGCCCCAGATCCTGATCCTGGAGTAGAAGACGATGAGTAAATTCAGAGATGAGAATGGTGAATTGAAACCTAACAGGAGAAAGAACAGCAATGGGTATAAGTATAAAATTGTGGTATCCCTTCTGGTTATCGCTATTGGCTGGCTTTTTATAATGAATTCCCGGGCTGATATTAAAATAGAAAGGATACAGGGGGATTATACTGAAATAACCGCGCAACTGAGACAACTGCAAAATGATGTTGGATGGATAAAAGATACTTTGCAAGACAAATATCAAAAGTGAGGAGGTGATCGAAAATGAATCGAAAAACAATGCCACAGCTTTGGATAGTAGTAGTGGCAATTCTGCTGGTAGGCCTGTTGGTCTGTTCGGCTTCAGCAGAGACCGTGATCCTTCCTGGTGAGTCAAGAGTAGTATCCTTTTATGACTTCAACGAGACCCATCAGATCTGGGACGGCCTTATGTATTCAGTCGCAAGCTACGTCTATGCCGGCAAAGAGCTCTTTTATCTCGATGGTGGGCTGTTGACAATCATCGAGGAGACTACGCCAGCAATCGGCATCTCGGGCAACATTCCCAATCTGCTTAGCTTGATCCCGGGTATCAACATGAACATCGGCGAGACTGTCACTTTCGGCGGAGCAGTGAGTTACAACTTCAGAGATGGACACTGGATGTCGGGGTTGTATATTAGCTTGAAGTTAGGATAAAGTTATGTTCAAGGCGATCAAGAGAATAATCTTAATCAGCAGGCTTGAGAAGCTGCTGAAGGAGTTACTTATGAATGACAGATGGACTTCAAGAAAATTTTTTCTTGTGATTGGCGTGCTTGCGGCAACTTATGCGCTTGTCTGGAAAGCAATAGTGCCCTGGGACAAATTTCTTGAATTCGCAAAGTGGGTGCTAACTGCGTATCTTGCTGTAAATCTGGGCGAAAGCGTAGCTCAGAAATTCGGCCCGAACGGGAAATAACCAATTTAGGATCCTGAAAAGGCGTAGCACGTTTTTGGAGAAAAGATAATGGCACGAGAAAACGAGAAAATTAGGGAATTCGCCCGGGCCCTGCCGGTGGCGGAGGACCAGGGATTCTCCAAGTGGGCTGTCTTCACTCATGCCTGGCATGAATCGGGAGCATTCAAGAAAGTGATAGGCAGCCATAACTACTGGGGAATCAAGAAGCCCAGGAAGTGGACCGGCAAGACGCACATAGTAACAACCCACGAGTATATCAAGGGAGAGAAGACCAAGGTACAGGCAGAATTCATCGACTTCGGGACCGCAATCGAAGCCGTGAATTGGTACTGCGGCCTGATCAGGAGGATCTACCCGGGAAGCTACAGGAATAGGCATGAGCCCGCCAGGTATTTTGTCCACCTGGTCAGCGGCAAACTGAAATACGCGACGGACCCGAACTACCCTACCAAACTGATCTCCCTTTATCGGGTCCTCTATGAGGACAGCAACCTCGCATTTTTAATCGACCATGAATAAGACCTCAGCCAAAAAGAAAAGGAAAAAGAAACGTCAGGCACCTTACGCAATCAGGAAATACTACGATTATTTTTTTAGGAGGATGCCAGTCTTGGGTAGATGTAGTGATGGTGTCTACCGGGAAAGATAGACTTGACACAAGGATAAAAAAAGAGTATATTGGGCGTGTCAATTTTGTGCCATAAATCTGTCACAGATTGGCACGTTTTTGGTATAGCAAGGACTCTCTCCCCGACGATGGGCAAGGATAGACAATGGGTCCCCGTCACTGACGGTCAACCTACTATTCGCATAAAGAAGCTCACCATCGGTGGTACCCACTGAAATGATTGTGCCAAAAATGTGCCATCTTATTGAGGCAAAAGGTGGCCAGGATCTACAAAAGGGGGGAATTTTGGCACGCCGATTACTTCCGCAAGGGAAGGAGAATCAGGCTAAGCCTCAAAACCTCGGACAAAAGAGAAGCTCACCGAAGATTAAAGGACCTCCTGAAAAATCCCGATGTTCCACAAGAAACACCCATCCGAAAAAACATCTCATTAACTAATCTACTATCTGAATATCTTGCCTTTGCCAAGACAGAAAAGTCGCCAGGAATGGTCAGGAAAGAAGGATATATCCTTCGGATATTCGTCAAGTTTATTCCTGTCGGCACTGTCCAGCAAATCACCATCCAGCACATAAGGAACTACAAAGTAGCCATTTCGGATAAGAGCCCATATACCGTACGGAATTACCTATCGGCGGTAAGAGCATTACTGAAATATGCCAAAATGATGGGTTTCTTACACCAAAGTCCAGCCGATAACATAAAAGTTCCCAAACCTCCAAAACAAGTCCCGAGATACCTCAATCCAGATCAGTTGAAGGTCCTTCTATCAGCGCTCCCGGCGAGGTCAAAGGATGTTATTTATTTCTTCGCCAAGACGGGACTTAGGCTATCAGAGGGACTGGCTCTGCAATGGGATGACATAAAGCAGAGGCATATCATAGTAAGGCAGACAAAAAACCCGAGACAGGCATTCAGGGCTATGCCCATAGATGAGAAGATTCGGATCCTACTCAAGCGGCAGGCAAAAGCCGGCGAGTATGTCTTCAGGATCACCAGGCAGCAGCTGCGGGATGATTTCGAGAAGGCAAGAAGGAAGGCAGGATTAGAATGGGCCACAATCCACACATTGAGGCACACATTCGCTTCTAATCTGGTGATGAGCGGAGTGGGGATCAGGACAGTGCAGGAGCTCCTGGGGCATACGCAGATAGAGACCACAATGATCTATGCACATTTATCAATGGAGCATTTGGAAGGAGCGGTGAAGAAGTTACCTTACTAATCTATTTTGAATTCATTGCATTATTATTCGTGGACTGGGTGGCTCGCCTGTCTTAATGTAGTATGCCAAAATGTGAGCATTTAATTCTCTATCGGCCTTACTGATTATACTACCGCCGATACATTCTACGGTAATCTGCACTTCTTCGCCCATTGGCGTTTTCGTAACATGATAACCATAAGCACCGCTAATTGGATTATGTGTTTCCAGAACAAAATCAGTCGCTGTTTGCAACCTCATACCACTATGCTTGCTTATAAAAGTTTGAGCACGTCCCCATGCCTCGTTTGCTTCAGCTTTGGGGATGACAAATTCAAGAGGAAACACTTTTGCCTTTTCAATATAATCCCGTTCCTCCGATGTAAGTCTTAAGCTGGCAGTCGTGGCAGCACAGCCTACCAATAGACCTACCAAGCAAACAGATAAAATTCCGTAAAAACTACTTTTCAATGTCATAGATTTATTCCTCCTCTCCAAAACTTTTGGTACATTCGATGACCTTGCCTTTTATCTCTGCCTTGCCCTTGCCTGGCTTCAGGATCACCTCCTTTCAAACCTTCTTAATAACCCTCACCACTTTCCCGATTATATCCACTTCCTTTGACCGAATAGATTTGTATTTTGGGTTCAAAGACTTCAGTTCAATATAATCCTTCCGTTTGAAAAATTGCCTGATTCCCGTTTCTCCTTTGTAACGAGCCACGACAATATCTCCATTCTCTGCTATTTCTTGCTTTCTTATTGCCAAGATATCGCAGTCTTCAATCTTCGGCGACATCGAATCACCATCGGCTCGGATAGCGTAATGACCTGGCACGGCTAAATATCCTTCAAAGTTCTCCTCAACATCTATCGGGCCCCCAGCGTGGATAACTCCATAAAGCGGAAGGTTGCGGAACTCGGGAGGGATGCCGAGCTTGGGTTCTTCTTTTTCCTCATAAAAATAACCGATGGGTTCTTCCAATGCTTCGCCAAATTTACGAAGAAGCGATTCGGGGACTCTTTTGGTTCTGCCTATTTCAATCCTTGAAACCTTGTTCTGAGTAATACCGACTTTCTTAGCAAGATCTCCCTGACTCATTTTTTGGATAATTCTTTTTTTCAAAATCTGGGACCCAATAGTCATTTTTACCTCAACAGAGTCGAAGAATTAAAAATAATTCAATTATTCTCTTGACAAGTTTAATCAAATATTGTATACTCTACTCACAAAATAAGTAAGCCAAAAAGGACTAACTTTTGACTATACTTATACCACAACTTTCCGATTTTGTAAAGTACAAAATGTAGGAGTAAAGAACATGGGGCTTCTGGTAAAAATGAGGGAAATTTTTATCTATAAACAATTTATGCCAGCGTCCTTCGTTCTCTGTCGAAAGACGGAGTTGGAAGCCCCCGCTGGCTTTTTTTTTACCAAAAACTGACCAAATTGTCAATAGGATAATTTTATGGAACAGTGCTTAATTAAAGATTGCAAAAAAGAATCTTTTGCCCGCGGTTATTGTCGAATGCACTATGCCCGTTGGTGGAAGCATGGAAACCCGAATATTGTAAGGGTCAGAGGTTTAGGTAAATTAGCGAAAAATATTGGGAATTGCATTATTGAAGGTTGCCAAAATCCACAAGAGATCAAACATTTCTGTAACAAGCATTATCGTCGTTTTTTGAAATGGGGCGACCCGAATCAAGTTAAAAAATCAAAAGGCAGAGATATACGAGGAAATAAGAACCCAAATTGGAAAGGTGGAATAGCCGAATATCCCGACCATTGTAGAATGAAAAGGTTGAGACTTCAAAAGCTTAAAGAAGAAAATTCCCGATGCCAAATGTGTGGAGGCAAAGCGGTTGAAATTCATCATCGTAATGGTAATAAAGCAGACCAGAGAATTAAAAATTATATGGCTCTCTGTCACTCCTGCCATAAAAAAACCCACGGATATACCTTACATCAAGATAGAAAGGAGGTAACCAGTGATGGTAAAAGTCAAAACAGTCAAGGCTCCTGAACAGGAATGTCTGGAGCTGATGGGCAAACTTTTGAGGCAGATTGCCAAGAACAGAAAAATCGTAGATGGGATTGTGAAGACAGCCCAATCATTAAGGAAAGGAGCTGCCCTATGAGAGAATTTAGGCATGGGTTCGAAGTAGATGTCGGATACGAACCGGGATATAGATTCTCGGTAAGAATAACTGCGGATAGGAAATTCCAGGCCTATGCCCGGGACCTGAGAAAGCAAGAGGATATCCCGGGACCGCTATTTGAGTCTTGCTTGGATGCCGAGGACTTTGCGCAAGCTTGGAGGAGTGATTATGTCAGAACAGGGAATATCCACTGCAACGAGAAGGCTAAGGTTTGAGGATATCTGGGAAAGGAGGTGCGAAAGAATGAAGAAGATATTTTGTTTAATTTTGGTTCTATGCCTCGTCACGCCATTATCTTTTGGACAGCCTTTGCAGATAGAGAGACAAAATTACATCGTCCAGCAAAGGTACAACCTGTTTTTAGTAGTTCCCTCATTAGTGTTTAGTGCGGGGGCAGGCTGGTTCTTTTCAGAAGCAGGTAAGCCAAAGAATAACCAGGCTGGGATGGTCACATTGGGCTTTATTTTCACTTTCACAAGTTTAGTCTTCCTTGATTTAGCATTCACGCCTGAAGAAATTTTTTTGGTTCCAAAGATGGACGAATACGGGACAATCTGGTTTGAGAAAGAAATAAGATGGTAAGACCCTAATGAGACCGCAAAGCCACAAAGAAAGGGGGTGACTAAGATGCGCATTAGCTTCTCAAGAATAAGTTCCTATCTTATGTGCGGAGAAGTCTACCGCAGGGCGTATGAATGCAAAGACGATTGTCCTCCAGGGATAGTTCTCCTCCGGGGCAGGAGCTTCCACCAGGGAGCAGCGAAGAACTTCAAGCAGAAGAAAGAGACCGGGAAGGACATGCCCAAATCCCAAGTCGTTGAGTTTATGGATTCGGTGTTTGAAAGCATCCGAAGAAAAGAGGGGTTTCACTTAACCAAGGAAGAACAGTCTATCGGCAAGGTGAAGACCTTGGATAAAGCCAGGTATACAATTAAGGGCCTTGGGGAGATATTTGCCGATGAGTTTGCTCCGCCAATCCATCCCGAATGGGTAGAGGAGAAGAAGGTTGTCAAGGTCCCCGGGACAGATATTGAGCTGTCGACCAAGCTGGACTTAGCCACCACGGCCAGAGAGATAATCGAAATGAAGACTACGGTCAGAGCCTGGCCCCAACAGAAAGTGGATACTGATATCCAGCTGACATTTTACAGCCTAATATATGAGGCTATAACCGGGAAGAAGCCTTCCAGGATCCAGTTGGCAGCTTTTGTCGTGAAGACAATTCCGACCATAGAGCCTGTTTATACCTCAAGAACCCTGCAGGACTATAAAGTACTCGAGAGAGTTATCAATCGTGCCATAGACGGCATAAAGAAGGGCGTATTCCTGCCTTGTGAGAGGGGCCACTGGAAATGTAACCCGAAATATTGTGGCTACTGGTACACATGCCCATACGTGAACCAAGCAAGGCCTATAATTAGTATTCCAAAACGAAAGGAGGTGATTAAGGATGGAAGCGTTAAAGGACAAGCAAGTCTTGACAATTCAAACCGAGTCGGCAGATATCGTTACGAGGGCGGAAAACTTCCAGATAGTTTCTGAGGAAACGGCAAGTGATGCTAACACTGTTCTTCACTGGATAGCCAAGGCAAAGAAGGCGCTGCAGGAGAGAATGAACTTTTTTGTTAGGCCACTGAAAGACCATGTGAAAAAGATAGAAGCCGAATTCAAGTTAGTCTCTGGGCCACTGATCCAGGCGGATGCCATAATCCGGGGCAAGGTGGTTGATTGGCGCATCAAGGTAGAGGAAGCAGCCCGGAAAGAAGAAGCGGAACTACGGCGCAAGGCGGAGGGCAAACAGAAAAAGCAAGAGGAGAAAGCTCTGGCCAAAGGTGAGGATCCACCGCCACCGCCACCGGTACCTACGGTTGAGGTCCCGAAGACCACGGAAGGAGTCACCATAATAAAGACTTGGACTTATGGGGTTGAGGATATCTATAAGGTGCCGCGGAAATATCTGGCTCTGGATACAGTGGCAGTGATGCAGGCTGTTCGCTTAGGTGTTCGTGAGATCCCGGGACTTCGGATTTATCAGAAGGAGTCGGTAAAAGTCGGAGGGTAAGGTGGAAATGACAGAAATCCAAAAACGAATGATTAAAGAGAAATGCCCTGCCTGTAAAGTAGGTAATTTACGAGAGGTAGACGGAGATAACGAAGTCTTACTATGGTGTGATACTTGTGATTGCTCCGTTGACGGCAGCGGCGGGTACATTGCGTAAAAAGGGGGTGAGAAAGAGATGATAGAAAAAGGAAAAGAAAAAGGGGGAGAAATAACCGTCCCTGAGATGCCTCTGTTGAGAGGGCAGGCCTTGGTTAAGGCCGGGACTCCGTATGTAACGGCGGTTTTTGTTCAGAAACCCAGGAATCTCGATAAAGTTCTTGAGGCAGCCAAGACGGAGTGTCAGTTCGGTGGGGCAAATTTCTACTATGGATGGACCATTAAAAGAGGCAAGTCAGCAGGCAAAAAGATTGAAGGTGGGTCGATTGGGCTTGCGACTGCCCTGGCCAGAATTTGGGGTAATGTGGCTACTCCTATAACTGTCGAGGAGACAGAGGATTGCTGGATGTTTACGGCAACATTCATAGACCTTGAGACTGGATTCACTAACCAGAGGTTATTCAGGTATGACAGGACTGGAGACCTTCCCGGACAATATGATGATGCACGGAAGGAAAACATTAAATTCGAGATCGGGCAGAGCAAGGCAAAAAGGAATGTAATCCTTAAGTCCCTCCCGGTATGGTTAGTAGATGGGGCTGTCAAGCTGGCCAAGTTGGCAGTGGTGAAAGATATAAACAAGGAAGGATTGGCTAAGGCAACTAAGCGTATTGTTGAGTTCTTTGCGGGGCAGGGTATCACAGATAAGTTACTGGTCAACTACACAGGTCAGCCAAAGGCCTCTTGGACTGCCGAGATCATCGCGCATCTTCAGGGCATACAACACAGCATTGAAGATAAACAAGCAAGCCCCGAGGAGATCCGTGCGGACATGATGGAAAAGCAAGAGGAAGAACCCGTTAGTGTCGAGAAGATACTCAATGGGAAGAACAAAGAGAGTAAGCCGGCAAAGACCGAGGCCAAAAAGAAGGAGCCTGCTGGCAAGAAGAAGGCAAAAACCTTCCCTTGCGAGAACCCGAAATGCCAGTTAGAAGTATCTGATGAGGAGGCGAGGTATTCCGAACAGGAATTCAACGGCGCAATTTTCTGCATTGATTGCCAAGTACTGGCCAGGAGCGGCAAGCTGGCCATTCCTAAATAGGGCCACGGGCCGGAGACACCGGGGGCAGGTTTCCTCCCAGAAGTCCTGTCCCCGGATATGGAGGTCAATATGTCTCAAAATTGGGAAAATGAGAGTAATGATCCAAGGGACTTCGAAATCAAAGATCCACAAATCCTGGCAGTAAAAAGGGTAATGGATAGGATTTTTGCCAGGGAGCAGAAGAAAGAGCGCAGGAGGAGAGACCGGGAGATAGCAAGGAGAAAAAATGGCCAGGCCTCAACTTGAGAATGGCTATATTCGCCTTGCTGACGAGATAGCCCGGGCATTCATGAAGATCAATCTCAGCCCCCAGGAGAACCGGGTACTGTGGGCAATAATCAAGGAGACATACGGTTGGCGACAGAAGGAAAAGGGCATACTGCTTGCCAAGTTTTCGGAGCTCACTGGTATGTCAAAGCCTCATGTCTGCGATGCCTTAAAGAAGCTCCAGGCCCGCAGAATAATCGCCAAAAAGGACGGGAAATATTCCCTACAGAAGGACTATGAGCAATGGGTCGGGATCAAGCTCCCGGTCACAGAAACGTTCCTTAAACAGGGAACGCTTATTCCCCAAACAGGGAAAGAAAATTCCCCAAACGGGGAACAGCTATTCCCCAAACAGGGAAAGAAATTCCCTGAACAGGGAATGAATGTTCCCCAAACAGGGAACGAAAAATCAAAATCAGTCAATAAGAATAAAGGAAATCCCGCGCCTACAGACATTACAGATACTATTACAGATAACACCTTGGACAAGCACTCGCTTTCATACCCCAAATACAAAACCATAATAATCGAATATCTGAACAAGGCAGTGGAAAAGAACTTCCCGATAGTCAGTAAGGTCACAGA